TTAATCGTTCGTGAGCCATCAACTATGTCTGAAGCCGTAAAGTTTATGATTGGTGACTATAATGATACTGTGCTTGTTGGAATGCCAGATACTTATATATTAAATGCACCAGTAAATATTTATAAAGAAATGATGAAAGAAACAAATGCTGATTTGGTTTTAGGTGTTTGGGAATGTGGTGATGACTTAAAGGGTCGTGTTGGACAGGTACTTTTGTCTGGAGATAAAGTAATTGCTTCTGAAGATAAAACAGAAAATTGTGACTACCCAGATATGTGGGGGACCATGATGTTTAGAAAGAACATGATTAGATATATAGATCCATCATTAGAGCACCCTGGAAAACAATTAAAGGAGTGGCTACTTGAAAGTTCTAACATAAGAGCAGTAAGACCTGGTGGAAAATATATGGATATTGGAACACTAAAAGGATTAAAACAGTTATACAAAGAAATGGACATATGAGACTAGGAATTATTGCAAGATCTGATAATACAGGTCTTGGAAATCAAACTAGAGAGTTAGTAAATATGCTTAATCCTGACAAGATTTTGCTTATTAACTCAAGATTTTTTAATCAAAACAAACAACATCCTGAATGGTATTCTGAATATAACTGCCAAACCACAATAAAAGGTTTTCCAACAACAAATGAGATTGTAGAATTTTTAAAAGACATTGATGTTGTTATTAGTTGTGAATTATTTTATAACCCAAAGTTTGTTGATCTTGCAAAGAGTCGTGGAATAAAGACTATACTTCAGTACAACTATGAGTTCTTAGACTATTTAGCAAACCCTAGGCTAACACTGCCAGATGTTCTTGTTGCCCCTAGCCTATGGAACTTTGGGTATGTTGCTGATAAATTTGGACATAAAACAACCGTTGTTCATCTACCGCCACCAACTAATGTTAGTCTATTTTCTAAGGCAAGAGAAATAAATAAAAGTAAAACACACAAAAGACTATTACACATTGCTGGTAAGGCTGCAGTTAAAGATAGAAACGGTACCAATACAGTAATTGAAATGCTTAATTATTCTATTGGAGATTACGAATTAGTAATAAAAACCCAGAGCCAACTAGAAATAAAAAGTGATGATCCAAGATTAACCATTGATGCCTCAAGCCCAGATAGCCATCAGAGCCTCTATGAGGGGTTTGACGCTATGGTTCTGCCTAGAAGGTATGCTGGACTATGCCTTCCTATGAATGAGGCTCTAATCAGTGCCCTGCCTGTTTTTATGACCGACATATCTCCAAACAATAAAGTTCTACCAAATGATTGGTTATTTAATTCTACAAAAATTGATCAACTGCAAACTAGAACAATGCTTGATGTTTATGATGGAGATGCTAAAATGCTTGGTAAATTAGTTGATGATTATTATGGTTTAGATATTCCAAAATTAAAAGATAAAGCCTTTGACATTGGCAACAATAACTTTTCAGAAGATTCATTAAAAGAAAAATATATTAAATTAATTAATTCATAAAACAAAAAAGCCAGCCTATCTCTAGACTGGCAATTCTGTAAGTAAATATTACTTCTTTGGCGCTGCCTTCTTAGCAGTTGCCTTCTTCTTTACGGGTGCTTTAGCAGCCTTCAAAGCCTTCTCTACCTCTTTAGCATCTGGTAGTACACCAAAAGCCTTATCGTTAGGGTTAATTGCTCTAATTGCCACTGGTGCTACTGCTGCTACAAGTGCAGCCCATAGATCCTTTGGATCTGTTACGCCTGCCATGTATAGTGCAAGGCCTGATGCAAGGACTGAACGTCCGTATGATGCAAGTAGTGCCTTTAGTTGTTCTGTGTTCATTTTTCCTCCTAGGATAGAACCTTTATTAGTATAGCATATCCAGCCCATAGCCCTACGATTCCTGCGACTCCCGCAAAAACTGGTGGTGCTGGGACTGGCAATTTGAATGCAGCAAATACTACGCCACATCCAAAACCTGTTAGTGTTGATAATATAACATCTTCTCTTTTAAATGGAATAATTTGCATTATAGGAGTTCCTGCGGGAATAATTCCTTCAAAACCACTTTTAATAAAAAATGGATAATTTCCTGGACCCAGGGCTGCAACCTCGTTATCTACAATTGCAGACAATCCAAAAAATGGTAAATCATTTCTATTAAGTGGGTGAGTTATAAGGCAGCTATATCCAGCAGGAACTTGAATTGTATAGGGAAATCTCCAAGCAAACTGAGTTGAACTACATCCATGTGGTATTGGTAAACTAAGATTGCTGCCAGGTTCACGAACAAGAACAGGTTCTGGACCAGAGGCCCAAGTAACAATGGGAAAATTATTTTCTTGTCTTACACGAATATCTGTCCAAAGATCAATACTGTAACCAGAAGTCATTGCATCTAAAAATGGTATACAACTTTTAAATGACTTACTTATTTCATAAGACCTATTAAGTGGATCTTTTCCATTCCACATATCTTGATCTTTATACCATTGAGGAATCTTAGACTTTATTGTGTTTAAGTCTGGTATCCATTCTTCAAATTTTGCAAATTCTATATTTTTTTTCATTATAGTTTTTCTTCTTCCTCTGGCAGTAGTGTTTTTAATTCCTTGTATGCTTTTGAAATATTCTTCATAGAGTTGTAGTCTGGTCTTGATGTTGATAGTGAATCACCATATTTATCAAAGTGTACAATAGATGCATCAACATCATTAACAAACTTAGTCAATCCTTTTTGAACATCTTCAATATATTGATATGCCCAATCACGAGAGTCAGATAAAAACTTAATAAAGTGTTCTTTATGTATTGAGTCGTCTGACTGCTCTTTAACTTTTGTAGATTTTGTTAAATCAACATATTCTTGAAGTAGTGTTTTTTCAATAAAAAGTTTTGCAAGGTCCCTTTTTAATTTAACTGATTGTCTTAAAACTATTAAGTATGATACTGCAAAGCAAACTGACAACGTTGCAAAAACAACAATAAAAATATCTTTCATATCACCACCCCACATGTTTTAATTATATCCTAACCCTATAGGTTTGTCAAACTATAAAAATCTTTAAAGTTAATATTAGTAAACATTTCATATTCTTCAAGAGTTCTTACAGAGCCTGCACCGAAGGTACCAGTTTCTTCACCGCATAAAATTTTTTTTTGTTTTTTATATGATATTTCTTCTAACTCTTTCCAAGATATGCCACGAAGATTTCTATCTTTCCATATCTTGCTATATCCACCACGAGAATAAAAATGATAAACAATATTTTTTGAAGGGGAATATATATCCCATCCCCTTGTCCATGCTCTCATAGCAAAGCAAACCTCTTCACCAAAGAAACTAATCTCTGGATCATATGGAACTTCTTGAACTATAGATCCATCACAAAATATAAATCCACCTAAAACTGTTTGAGACAACTCTGGATTTTCTTTTGCTTTGTTTTCAAAATCAAATCTTTCTGCTGTCCATTGTTTTCTTTTATTTAGTAAAACTTTTTGTCTAGTTGGGTATGGTTTAATCTTTGGGTTGTTCTTAACTAAATGCATACCGCCATTTTTTTCAGGTTCAAAGGGTGCTGGGAAATATGACAATAATACACGATTATGTCCAGATATGTTTTTAGCCCTGCTTAACTGATCAATTGCAACTGAATCCCATCCAGGAGCAAATCTTGTATGTGAATCAACTTGAAGAAAATACTCTTGGCCAGAATATAACTCCATTGCCTTTGACCTTGCATATCCTGCACCTCTTGCTTCTTTTGGATGCATTTTAGTTAAAGATATGTTTTTCATACCGTCAAAACTAAACAGTTCTGAGTCAAGTCCTTGATGAACAATTCCAAAATATAGGTTGTCTGGATTATTAGAATTTTCAATAGCACTATTAATAGTCCATTGAAGTTCTGGGTCACGATAAGATGCAATAGATATAAAGATTTTTATTTTATTGCCTCCCTTGTTACCAAGACTATAGCACCTTCTATCTCTAATGCCTTTTTAAGATTTAAAACATACTGCAAAGCCTGCACTTTCTCATCATGAACCATCTTTGCAAAATTGTATTCATTTAGTTTAATTGTAAGAAAATGCTCATTATCAATTAACTCTACGCTAAATCCTTTTGGAGGAATAATAGAGTGAAAGGCTTTACGCATTTTATCTGTATACAACT